TTAATTACTCGATTCACACGTTAATATCAACAATCCCGTTCTTGTTTTATCTATATTAACAACCTTCCATGTTTTATCCATCACTTCAAATGTTGCATTAGCAACAAATTTTTGTTTTGTATTATCATCTTCACGTATAGTTACGATAATTTGATTTTCTGGTACTCTAATAGGCGCAAAACCATCTATTTTGAAAGTGTATTTATCAATGATGGCAGGAACAGAAAATGATTCAGTCGTGTGACATTCTTCTATCGGCTCTCCGAAAACATTGTATGATACGATTTTACATACTTTCTGCCCTTCAATAACGATTTCATAATTACAATGTCGCATAAGTGCTTTATATTTTCCGTATCTTTGTGTCACTGTTTCAGAAATAACTAAATAATGTTCTCTATTGTACTCAATAAGGTTTCCACGTTGAATCGGTTGTAAAGTATGTATATATCTATCCTCATAGTCGCCGATTTTTGCATTTGGAATAATTGCTTTTTGTTCAACATCGTTAATTTTAACCGTTTCACCGATCGAATCAAGAAGGAATTGAAAATCGGAAGTGTCAAATGTAAAAGGATTCATTTTTAAACCTCCTATTCATACATGACGTTACGCTGAAAGTAACATCATAAAATAAAAAAAGGGGAACGAAATTTCATCCCCCTTTAACGTCACATCCTGTTACTTTGTCACGAATTAAACAACATGAATACGTTACCTTGTTGATTTTCTTCATCCGTTTTCATGCTGCGAATCTTGCGCTCCAGTTGGTCAATGCGACTCAATAAGTTTTCATGAAAATCAGTCACAGTCATATCATCTAACTTATATGAGCGCATAAGAGAAGGATTGTTGGCGATTGATTCAAGAATGGATAAAGCAGTTTTATATATGTTTCGTTTATTCGTTGCACTGGAAGGAACATATTCATCGTGGGCTTTTAGACCGTTTTCTTTTATATATACAATCAATTCATTTTGATCTAAATCAATTCCTTTTATCTCAAGCATAAGGCGTTGAAGATTGGTCATATTCATCATTTCCTTTCATTTTATTTTGGTGGAATGGGTAATCATACGCAAAGCGAATTTCTATTCAATAGAAACGAGTAATATTTCATCTATGTTAAAAAAACGTTGATATATAAGCGTTTTTTGAATGTAGAGTGAATGTTTAAAAAGTATTGAAAAATCAACGTTTTTGGAAGGTAGGGAATTAAAAAAATTTTTCGTGGGTGTGTAAAATGACTTGCTGCGGGCAAATTTTGGCAATTAGGGGTACTTCTGTATGCTTTTTCAATTGCCCTTATAATGTCTGTTATATGGGCAATTGCTTCCGATAACATGTATTATGTAACCTAGAGTATATTTTCACCTAATTTTTACCATATTTTATGTAATTTTTTACATTTTCAAGCCCAATTTTTGACTTATCCGCCTGCCCTCACTTATTTTTGATAAGTGTGTCGTTTTTCGGGAAATATTTTTTTATTTCCCACATTCATAACAGGCGAGCGCAGGCGGATATATCACTGTCAAGTATTTTCCCTTGACACATCTACATTTTCATTAAACACAACATCTTGTGTCTTATTATCAACTCCACTACTATATCTAGTGTTATTTTCTTCCTTCAATCTCATAAGTTCCTGCTGAACATCATATACATATGGATTCTGTTCGATCATCGTTTGCAAACTCAATCCGCCTACTTCACGCAATGCCTTCATGTTCTCAATTACCTCTTTATCATTGCTTGGCAACTGATAACTAAATACAAGCCCTAACGAATCAAATTCATCATCTGTAAACGTTACGCCTTTATACGCTAATAACTTCCGTACTCTCTCAAAACGTTGCTCAATACCTTCTCTTATATACTGTTCATTCTGCCCTGCTTTCATTAACGCCATTTGATACAAGATTCTAACTGCTTCTGTACTCACGTTTGAAATATCTGTTCTTCCTACTGCAATAGCAGGCAAATGTGCTACTGTATATAAAGCATTTAACAATGTTTCATACAACGTATCAAATGCATTTGAATCAAACTTATTACTTACAAATTCAAATGTTGCTCCATCATCTAAATTCAATCCAGCCCCAATAACATCAACTGACAATCCTTCACCTTTTAATTGTTGTCCCGTAACGACTGGAATACCTGTGATGTATTTGTAGTATGCATCTGTTGCTTTACTGATTAAATCCTCCAAATTGTCAAGAATATTTATCCAATTTTCAAGTTCACTTTTTCCCTCATTTTCATTTACTTCATTTGTTGTTTTATATACAATCGGAAGCCCCGAAAGATTCGCATATCTTCCTGTTAATCTTAATTGTCCGCCTTTATTATTATATGTTTCAACTGTATCATCAGTATAAACAATATAATAATCAACGCCATTTACAGTATACGCTTGAACGAATGCGATCATTTCATTCTCATCATTCCAAATTGGATACCCTTCACTAGCATCAATGAGTTTCGATTTAATTGTTTTATTATTCTCAAGATAAACATACTCAAACACTTGCCCATACTTCAACATCTTATCAAGAATCCGATAATTCAACCGATCATATTTCCCTTGTTTGTTTACCTTTTGATATTCTTTTACAATACGCTCTTTACCCGTGATCGTTACTGGATTTTGCAGCAAGAATGATGTTTGGAAGTTAAGAAGTGTCAACGCATGACTCATAACAATTTTTCTCGGCACATACTCTTTACCACCGAATTTTTCGTTTGGCTTTTGAAGAATCTTATGTTTTCCGTCAAGGTAATCTTTTAAGTTTAACACATTCAATACTCTTTGTTGCGCTGATACACTCTGCACTTCCTCAACGAACCAATCCGAACGCCCTTCATGATACTCTTTTATATATTGTTGAAGATTCATTTATTATTCCCCCTTTTAAGAAAATAAAAATGGAGTAACGAAACGTTACCCCTGTAACTCCCCAAAAATTTCTACAACGCTACAAAAATTTCTACAAATCCCCAAAAATTTCTGTGATGTTTCAAAACCGATTAAATCGAATTTGAAACTGAAATAAACTGTTTTTAAACATTATCAAATATCATCAAATATCTACATAATATTTCGCCTGTTTAAGTGCTTGTACACATAATGCCATCGACATTACCATATCGTCATGATAATTATTTCCTTTTTTGTTTCCCATCTTTCCATTCTTTTGCTCTTGATAGATTTTCATTTCCTCAAGCGTCCGCACACATTCAATATTGATATAACCAAGTTCAAACGCCTGTTTTAAATCTTCTATAATTATTGGCTTTGTAATTCTTGTTGTAGTGAAACCTCTTTGCATTTTACGCTTTCCACGTTGGTCAAAAATCTTTTCTTTCATTAAGTTTAAATAGCCATGATCTTTAAAAAGTTTCTCAATAAATGGCAATCCTACGTTGTTTCTTTCGACTGCTGTGAAAGCGTAATTGTAAAATCTTAAAAGCGAATTTGCTATTTCAGCCATCTTGTAAACAGGAATGTCATTTGCATAGAATGAAGCGACTTGCTGCCCATCAGCATCAAATATACTCATCGTTGAATAGTCGCCACCTTGACCACTTGCAACGTCTACGCCTGCATACATACGCATTTTTGGTTTCGGTAAATGATAAATGAATAGATTTTTGTTTAAATAAGGCTTTAAGGTATCGGGTAAAACTCCCAAGACCTCTTTTGTTTCTAAAGGTGGAATGACATGTTGCAATCGTTCAATAATCTTTGCAGTATCAAATACCGCCTTATTTGTTTCCATGAACGCTTCATCGGGCGTTGTAGGAAATTCACGTCTAAACTTTTCAAGAGAATTTGTTTGTATGTAATAACGTCTAAACATCAATTGTCTATATGTAGCACCGTATTTATCACGCAAAATCTTTTCATCGTGATCTAAATCCTCACATGTCATTCGTCTACCGTGATTATTTGCACGAAACCATGCTTCGCTTTCGTCAAATGTATGGCGGAATTGTTTCTCATACGCCTTTGCTAACCATGAATAGAAATGTGCCTTCCAAACACTTTCTTTGTCTCGATACGCTTTCATGAACATTTCTTGATATGTGTTGTATCCAAAGGCGGTTGATTCAATAATGATTGCACTGGATTCATTTTTTGCCAGCGCAGGGATACATGTGGCAATGATTTCCTCCTGTACATCGACAGGATATTTAGCCATTTCTGAAAGATGTATCATTTGGAATGAATTTCCTGAAATGGCATCTTCTCCTTGTGCTGTCGCGATGATGATTCGTGATCCATTATCAAAATATATTTCATCTCGGTTATTTTTTAGTGTTTTAGGGAATATATCGTACTTATCATGAGGAAGGTTTTTATACATTTTCTTTATTTTCACAAAAAGCGATTTACTGACAGAAGCATGATGTGTCATGATGATATAGTTTGTATCGGGCTTTGTGATTGCGCTATATAGCATATATGCAAGTGAAAGCGTTGTGAATCCGATCTGCCGTCCTTTTAGAATGATATTGTGCTTCCCCATATCATTCATAAACTGTTCCTGCTCTGGATTTAAAACAAAAGGTACTGTATTACCAAAGTTATCCACGATCTTAATAAAATTTTTTGCAAACAATTTAAAATCGTTCATGATAATCTGCAATTTCTGCTCTTTCGTTAATCGTTTAGCCAATCAATCTCACCTCCTGTGACACTCCTTAAAACCGACATATTGTCTGTTTTAAATCTCTAAATCATCATCCTCATCTTCTTGCACTTCCGCTTGTTTCGTTTGTGCTCGATTCATCGACTTTTGAAGTTGTGCCATATCTTTATGTAACTGTAAGAATAATTTCACTGCCTTTTCGTCACCTTGTTTTGCTTTTTCTGAAACAACATCATACACAGTTTCAAGGTCTCGTTGCATCTTGAGTTTCATAAACATCAAATACAATTCAAAATACTCATCCGTTTGTTCCCAGTTATGAAAGACGATCATCGACTTTCTATCCGCCCATTTAAGAAATTCTTCATCTGTCATATTTAAAATATGCGCATTTTTTGCTGTCCGTATTTGGAATTTCCGCATGAAATATGCTCTTTTGCGCCAATCTACTTTTTCAAGTGCTTTGTGTATGCCTTGATTTTTCATTAATATCATCTCCCTTATTTTTTTGATTAAAAGAAAATGGACTAGCGTTTTACTAGCCCATCAATCTAATTCCCAATCTTCTACAACGATAGCAGCAATATCAATGATTTCACGCTTTCTTTTTTGTTCTGCTTCTCTTTTTGCTCTTTCAGCCATTTTCACATATTCATTTTCAACTTTTTTCGCAACAACTTTCACCGTTTCATCTTTTTGTGTCGGGAAAAATTCATTCACAACCGTATCTCGAATAGAGCGCATTTTGTCTCCAGTCAACATTTCACCTGTTTTTACATGCTCAACGTACAATTCCCAACCACGTTCAATCATATCTGGACGATCATCATATACAAATTTATTATTTATTAATTTTCCTGTTTGGAATCCTTTAATTTCTCCGCATCCTTCAAGATGTTGCCCATGATACGAATAGAAAATATGTTCAACATCATTCACATCAATTGAATCAATATTATTCTCATCAACTGCAACAATAGTACCATCTTTTAACCGCACCGCATTTGTCATTTGTTTAAGCATTTCTCGTTCTGCTTTACGTTTTTCATCTTTTACTTTCTCTTGTGCTTCCCTCATTAAAGATTCAACAATATATTTTCCTTTTTCATTTTTGCTAATTGCATTGATTCTTGCTTCTGCCTGCTTCTTTAATTTCTCGTCATTTGTTGTGAGGTAAATGTAAAAATCATTAGCAGTTAATTGTGAACCTTTTACATACCAATTATGCTCTCTTTGCTCTTGCTCATTGTTTGTATTTGTAGTATTATTTTCTTGAACAGTTTTAACGTTTTCTTTAGATGATGTTGCTGATGTTTCAGTAACATCTTTTTCTTTTTGCTCAATTTTTTCTTTTGCACTAGGAAGATAATATATATTCTTCTCTTGTTTCTTCTGATTTTTTCTAACCTCTTCATCTGTATATTTTCCTTCACGTTTGCAAATAATTCCTTTGTCAATTACTCGTTTAAGTTTTGATATTGTTTGCGGTCTTGAAAGTTCTAGTAATGTCCCCCACTGTGAAAGTGAAAATTCAACCATGTTTTCTTTTGTTCTTGCAACGCAAACGTAAATGTAATAATCATATACATCAGAAAATGAACGAAACTTTTCATATGATATCGGCTCATAGCCACCTTCAATTGTACAGAAAGAAATAATCATTAATTCATTATTATTTTTAGTATCATTAAATTGAATAATTTGTTTCTGTTTAAGTGATTGAAGCAACTCTTTGATCTTTTTAATGTTTTGTGATTTCTTTGAATTAAATATAATTAATTGTGCTAATAAATCATTATTAATATAAACTTTATTTTCATGTGTTTGTAATGTGGCTAATTGTGAATAGAAATATAATTCATTTACATGTAACTTTTGCTCATGATTAAATTGAGTAAATACATTATAAATTTTAATATACATATTAGATTCCTCCTTAATAGATTAACTTTTAAAAAACTTACTCACTTACTATCCTATCTGTTAGTAAGTAAGTTTATCTGTTTATTATAGTATATATGTTATACAGTTAAATTTCGGTCAAATTTCATACCCAAAATTTAACCACCCCTAGTTAAATTTTGGTCATAATTTATACCCGAAATTTAACTACCCTAGTTAAATTTTGGTCATAATTTATACCCGAAATTTAACTAGTTAATTTTTTGGTCTTTATTGTACCCATTTTTTAACCACTCGTCAATAGAATTCTGTAAACTTTCCGACTTCTCGAATAAATAAAAAATGAAGCCGTTTTTCACGCTTCTTGCTTTTGTAATGTACGTGATATTTTTTTCATATCTCAAAAAATCAGCAAGCCGCTGGTCATAGCAAAAGAAATAATTTTTCATATCTGATTACCTCCTAATAAAGTGTCGTATATTTCATTTTTCTTGTTCCAGTAAGCGCAAATGAAATTAAATTCGGTATCTGATCTTTTGATTGGATACGATATGTATAGTCATCTTGTGTTTTGAATTGTGCTAATAAGTTAAACTGTTTTTGCGGTATCTCTATCGGAAAATCAAAAAACCCTTGCAACTCTGCAAGGGCTATATCTGTTTCTAAATATCCTTCATTATTCAATTTAATTTTTGATTTAAGATTGTACTTTTGTTGAAGATGTAAATAATCGGCTTTTGATGTTTCGTTGAGTATATCAATCAATTCATCAAAATCAAGCAAATGTAAATATGTATTATGTACTTTTCTAAACTTGTCAGAATAATGACCTAAAAATGATGAATCAATTGCTAAAAGAATCATTTTCCCGTCTTTCGATGTTGGTAAAGGTAAACCGTAAAAACTCCACATGGTTAATGTTGTAGACAAGGCATATTTCTTTGTGTAGTTACCTGCATGTACTTTCAATAAAGCGTTAATGTTTGCTGTAAGAGGATTCACATAGTCATTTTCATTAATTCTTACTACATGATTGCACCATGATTTACCCTTATGTAAAGCAAGGTCAATCCCAATTGCCTTCCGTTGATCTTCTTTATCTGCAACGAATATGTTTACAAAATCATAAAAGTAATTAATTTCATTTCCTTTTACATATTTTTCAATAGCACAACCTACAAGTGAATCTAAATCATCAGTAAGAATAAGTGTATTTTGTTTTTGTGCGTAATCTGAACACCATTTCGGGAATTTCTCTCTCAATTCTTTCTTCATATAGTACAGTGAAGAGAAGAGAACACTCCCGCCATCCTTTTAGAAAAACTCAAAATAAATATTGGTTTTTTCGTCAATAACCCTTTTACAACCCTTCTATTGAAGGGCTGCTTTCCTCCTTTTACTCCAAATAAAATTTTTGTTTTTGGAAGTAAAAGGAGGCGGTCATGACGTGTTCCGTACTTTCTTCACTTTTTCACCTCCATTTTCTTTTTTTGATTAATTTAGTTTTATTTTTTATCTATGTATTCTCTATATTTTTGAATTTTCTCTTTCTTCATGCCACATTCGCCCCGTTCGTATCTCGAAAGAAGAGATTGCGAGCATTGTAAATATTCACTTAATTCTTTTTGTGAAATTCTCTTTTTTCTGCGCTTCAACAAATATTCATCTTTAATATTCATCTCCTTCACCTCTAATCAAAAATATGAGTAAATTTTTTATAAAAAAAAGAGGACACAAGCATTAAGCAAGTGCCCCCTTTTTTGCTCTATGTATTTAATTAGGCAACTGTAACAACTGCAACTGCTTTCGGGCTAGCAACTTTCAATGTTGCCTCTGCAATGACTTGTCCTTTTACGCTGTCACCTGTTTTTGCGAGCGGCTCGAATGTTGGCTCACGCAAATATACAAGATTAATATATGCATCGTTAAATACAACCATTTTATTTGCTGGAACATGTTTAGATAAAATGAGATTCAATGTACCGTAATTTGTTTCAATGCTATCAACAACAAGACCGAAATTCGTTGTTTTGTGTTGATAAGAATAACGATCTTTATAGATTGCGTCAATTTGCTCCTTTATATCAGCATTTACTAATGCATAATATTGACCTTCTGCAAGGTCTTGATTCCAGAGATTACGCATTACTTGTTTTACATGATCTTCCGTAATTTTACTTTTTACATTGACTGCGTTTGTTGGATCTGCAAATGCAATTAAACCTGCCATCTGACGTTTGAACGGAGCAGTAGAGCCATCGTTTTTAGTTCCGTTGATTAGTTTTTTCTCTAAATTAATTTTCAATTCGAGTAAACGGTCATTTACTTCACTCGCAAATTGATTAGACTGCATAGCGATAGCAGTACCCGAAACACTCACGCCTTTTTTGAAAATTTCAAGCACATTTGAAAGTTCTCTGCGTCCACTTTCAGTAAATTTTGTCGTGTCTTCGCCTTCAACCGCTGAAATATCTTCGTCATGAACAAGAGAACGTTCACGCCAAGTATAAATAGTAGACGTTGCTTTTTCAATTCCTTTAGAAAGAAGTAAAGAAGTTAAAGGAGTATATTCTACCCCCACTACCGCAATTTCTTTAGAAAGATTTACAAGTTCTGCATTTGTAAAGTTAGTAGATTTAAACATATTACATCATCCCCCTATTTTTTATTACTGGAATAATTTAGATAATTTAACTGCGATCATGCCAGTCACATTTTTTTCTTTTTCATATTTTGAATATTCATCTGTTTTGGCATGGTCAGCAGGAATATAGCCCGTTTCAACTTTGATTTCATTTACAATTTGACTCAATTTCTTCACAACATCAGCCAATTCATTTTCATCATTAACTCTCACAATATCAGCGAATTTCTCAAGTCCATTTTCTTTAAGCGTCAATTGCACTTGTTTTTGAAATAATTCTTGTTGTTTCGCTTCAATCTCTTTTTGTTTTTCTGCTTCATTCGCAAGTGTTTGCTCCATTTTTTCCATCTTTGCAACAAGTTCAAGATATGTTTTCATATCCACTTGCTGCTGGTCTTGTTGTTGTTGATCTTGCTGTTGTTGCTCTTGAGTTGTTTCAGTTTGAGTAACTTTTTCGTCAGACATACTATCTACCTCCATTTTCATTTTGAAAATTCAATTTTTACCTTTCCTCTTGAAAGGATAGGTTTTTCGTTATATAACCCTCGAAACTCGAAAATAATTTCTTGTTTGTCATCGGGTAAAACATAATCATAAAAATAGACACCATTTTCTTTATTGGTGTCTGTAAGAGCAATTTGTTTAATTTGTTGTTTATTGGAATCATAAATCGCCAACTTCACGTCAGCAGGATCAATTAACTGCCCATCAAACGTTTTAAAATGACATTTTAATCTAACTGTATCGCCTGCCAATGCCATTAAATCACCTCCGTAAAGGAAGGATTTTCGATTGCGTATGTATTTGAAAGATTTTCTTCATGATGAGCATATGCATATATTTTCAATATTTCTTTTTTCGTCTGACAAGAAATGTTTTCTTTTTTCGTCTGATTTGTCTGATAAGAAATATTTGTATGAATCGGCTCTACAAAAACAGAAATATTTCTATCTTCATTTTTTGTAAGCGTTTGTTTTCGCCCTATAACCGTTTCAAAATGAACAGGCGATATAAAACTATTCACCGACACAAATTCACGTCTATGACGATATACAAGCGTCTGAACGTGCTTTGCATATGAAGTAACTTCCCGACTTTCTTTTTTCGATTGCGTATGCAACTGCACAGAAGATGAAATATGCTTTACATATGATACAGTTTCCCGATTTTTCTTTTTGAATTGTGTGCTTCTATTAGTATTTACACGTGAATTCATCAAAAATCACCGTTGTTGCGGTACTTGAATTTTTACACTCAATGTAAGTTCATCTTGTGCAGTTTTAAAAGTAAAAGGCGCAAATGTTTCTTCTGTCATGATTCTATTTTTCGTGTCTAATACTTGAATTTTTGTAACTGTTGAAGGGAGAGAAACATCAGCACCAGTTAGAGTTAATGAAATTTCAAGTGTTGGATATGATTCAACTTTGACTTGTTCATACATCGGCTCTCCGAAGTCATTATAGCCCGTGACTCTTTGTTCTGTTGTTCTTGTATGTGTCCACTTTGCTTTCACACCGTCAATATTTGTAGTGAATATTTGAGCATTAGAAGCATCTTTAAGTACAACCTTTTTCCAGTTTTGCACAATATGCTCACGAATAGAAACATATCCATTTGCTGTAATTTCAGCCATTCATCGACACCTCCATTTTTTCAATTTTCTTTTCAATTCGTTCGATTGCTTGAACGATGCGCTCTTGTGCTTCATTTTGTTTTTCCATTTGTGCAAGAAGTTTTTCTTCACGCTGTTTGGATTCTTTTCTCGTATCGACTAACAGCCATACGAAAAGAAGCGCAAATACACCGTTTGAAACAAAATGTTCAATCGGAATAGATGAAATGTTCATTTTGTCAAGTGCCTCCTTTCACAAAAATTAAAAAATATGAGAAAAAATAAAACAAAAAAAAGAGTGAGCATTTAGCCCACCCTCAAGAAAATGGAGGCGAAAAAGTGAAACAAGAGGATAAAAAAATGAAACAAGAATTAATTATAAATATGACACTAGACAATACAAAAGAATCACGTATTGTTGAAGGAAGGGAGATACCCTTCATTCGTTGTCGATTGAATCGGCAACCAATGAAAAATACTTCCTCATAATACTCACATGAAAAATTTTATACTTTTCATAATATTGCTTTTTTTAAAGATTTTTTTCACGATTTTTCGCCGAAATTTACTGTAAATTTTTAGCAATTTAGAGGAAAATTTTTTACGGTTTTTGCCCAAATTTTTATATCTCTCATAATATAGCCTTTTTTAGAGATTTTTTTCGCATTTTTTCGCCGAAATTTCGCATTTTCTACAAACAGATTGTTTACCTTCCTTAAACAGGTATTATCGGAAAAGTGGCTCAATCCCTTGTGGCTGTAGGGATTTGGCGATTTTCTAAACTGTGACATCTTCCCCCGTTTTTTCTAACTTGCATATTCTTCATACATTTCATGAAGTGTATTTTCGTATTCACGATCAAGAATAGCCCCTACAATTCCCCAGTAATAACCGAAAATGTTGTGTACTTTACGCCCGAATTTAATGCTCCGTACCATTTGTTTAAATGAATCAATAGCAAGCGAAACTTTGTCATCTACACTCATGTATGTGTAATAATACGTTTGAATCTGAATGACCTTCCATAACTCTTCAATTGTTTTTGCGTCATCAAAAAAGTATTTCACAAAGTCACGAAATTCCTCTGGTACTCTATTGCTTGTATATGAAGCGTCCAGTTTATTTTCTTTTTGCACGTTATCATTACGTTTATTAAAATGATTGTTAGTTTCTAAAAGATTATTAGTTTTATATGCTCCGTCAATTTTCGCACTTTCTGGTACGTCAATTGTAGACGAATCAGAAACAATTTGTGATTGATAGCGTTGAAATACATAAACATTATGTGATTGTTTGCCGTTTTCTTTTGTAGTATTGTAGACAATCAAAAGACCGAATTTCTTCGCTTTTCGCAACATACGCTCAAATGTAGAACGTGAAATTTCTTGACCTTTTTCATGACATGCTGAAACAAGCGTTTGAATTTTTGCATTGCAAACGCCAGCGACTTTTGCGGAAAAACGAATAAGACGCTTGAGTGCAATAAGTTCGCTTTTTGTGAATTTTTGTTTTAAGTCATTCATCCATTGTTCGATGTTGTTATTAAAATCTTTTAAATCCCGAAATTGACTTAAATGCTTAAATTGTTCAATATTACCTGCTTTCATAAAAAATATGCCCCCTATGGTATATTTTTAGGGCATACTCAAATAAACGTACACCTTGACTATTTTTAAAAAATGGTGTATGCTTTATTTAGTCGATTATTTATTTGAGTATGCCTTATTTTGGGAGTGATGTTGGCACATCGCTCCCGCTTTTTTATTACTTCGCAAAATTCAATGCTTCAAATGCTTGTTGCGCTTCTTGAAGTGCTTGCTCTTGAAATGACGTATCTTTCCCTTGACGCTTTGCTTGTTCAATGTCTTTTCGCATCTGTTGCATATGAGAAAATAGAGCAACCTTAATAGTGACTAATTCGTTTTCAGTGAGTTTTAAAGTTTTTATCATTTTTGATTACCTCCTAAATATCTAAATTGTTAAGCGGATTATACTTATCATTTTGTTCTTTTAAGTCATTCCCCCACATTGCAACGTAACGCATTGTAACATTAATATTTTGGTGGCGCATGAGTTTCTGGATAGCAAATGCCGACATGCCCGACATGGCTAATCTGTGACAAAATGTGTGTCGAAACGTATGAGACGATAGACGTACATCTTTGAAATTCATGATTTTCGCTAGACGCTTAAAAATATTCTGTACTGCGTTTGGTGTAAGTTGTTTATTGTATCTATTCGTAAAAACATACTCACTCAAATTTTCAGCACCGAAATATTGCTCACAATACAATTTGTAAGATGATAATTCTTTAACCAATTTTTCCGTAACTGGAATTGTTTCACGTTTACGACTTTTACCAAAAACCGTTAATGTTTGATTGACAAAATCAACATCTGTCCATTTTAAAGAACATAATTCAGATAATCTTAAACCTGTACCAAGCAAGGTTACAATTATTGCATAATCACGATAAGCATAGAACGCCTTTTCTCTTTGTTTAATTCGTCTATAATAATTCAGCATTTGCTTTATGTGATAATCAGAAAAAACATCAATTTTAATATCTTCCTTTGCTCTTTGAATTTTTTCCGCTGGATTTTTATCAATTACTTCAATTTCAATCATGTAATTGAAAAATGCTCTAATTCGTTGAAGTTTTGTGTTTGTAGTGGTGGAGTTGTTTCCTCTGTTTTGACAATGAAGCAAATATTTCTTGATCGTGTTCGGAGTGACATCTTGAACATTTAATACTTCATTTTCATTACAAAAATCAAAGAAATGTTTTAAAATGTTTTTGTAACTCTCGATAGTTTTAGAAGTAACGTTCTTAAATTTTCTATCGTCTAAAAAATCTTGAATCGCAAATTTAAGCAACAA